GCCAAAGGGTTTCCCGCCAGACAGAAGAACAGAACAGGCAACAACGGCGGCCACCCCCCTCAAAAAGAAAGAGGAGGGGGGGGAGAGTTAGAATCTCCAGGCTTGCCTTTTGCCCTGTTCATCTGTCCCTTCCGCTCCAATAATGCCTAGCATTATGGAAGCGGTAAGGCCTAACTCCCGCACGCAAGGAGGTGTGCCTCGACCCCGGGTGAGTGTTCTTCCGGGATACAGCGTTGATACTGTATCCGGAAGTGCATTTTCCCAGTTCTTCGTGCACCAATGCTCTCTATCTCACCATGTTCAAGCAGGTCGTATTGACCCTGCTTTAGCAAGATTGAGATAGCTTTGTCGCTCCACTTCTCGTGTACCTTCCGAGGCTTGAAATAAGTCCGGGAGGCCGCGAGACGTTCTTCTCTGGTAGGTGGATGAGGTTCACTAGAGCTCCGCTCTGTGAAATCATACACACTATCAGAGAAAGCGACTCGGACGCTTGGTCTGGAGACGTCGTAACGTTGGAGTGACGAATTCCACGTCGTAACGTCTTCAGAGTCGTACAAGGTATGGATGACACCGTCACCATACCCGTACACCAAGAAGTCCTTGAAAGGCTTGGTCTTAGAGCCAACCCGCAGACTACATCTCTCCACGTACTTAAGGAGAGATCTGCGGGCGCCAAAGGCTCCAAAATCAAGCAGAGCATTGGCGATATCAGTTACCATACTGATATCGCCCGGGGAACCCACTTCGTTTGGGAAAACGAGGTGGCGCCTAGGATGCCGAACGGAATATATCCGTCGGCCCCGACAGAACTCAACACCGCATGATTCAAAGTAATTACCACGATAAAAACTCTTATCATGGTTTACTTCGAAACCAAGCGCTGTGAGCATACCTGTCACGAGATGGTAAATCTCCCTAGGCACGATTAAGTCGTCCCCGTAGACGGAACAGCCCGAAAGGCTGCCCTTACTGGGATGGTCGTAGTATCTCCGATACGCTGCTTCTACAATAGAGGAGAACAGGTAACTCTCTATTGGAAAACACAGCGCAGACCCCATCGGAGCGAACTTATCGATTGGACTGACCTTTCCGTCCATAAGGACGGACGTGGATCTTGTACCGTATAGGTACTTCCACAAGGGCATCCCTTCGGTAAGTCGCTTGATGAGGCGTACGGAGATACTATCCGATGCGTCTGATAGATCAATAGTCGATAGCTCATGCCAATAAGCAT